TCTTAAGCAACATCGCTAGTGGAACAGGCCGCTGGAACTTCTATGCGGCCGGTAGTGCTGATAACTACTTTGCTGGTTTTGTTGGCATAGGCGCAGTAAATACAGGCAACGTAAATCTGAATATTGGTCGTAATCTAACTGGTGCTATTGCATCAAGAAGCGTTAGAAGCAATGTAACTGCTTTATCAGATGTTACAGGCGCAGCCTATGGCTACGAGTCTTACATTGGTACGCAAGCCGCAGCATTTACTCTTAGTAATATCACTCACTTTTATGCAGAACAAAACACAATCGGAGCTGGCTCAACTGTAACTAATCAGCATGGTTACTACGCATACAGCAACCTAACCGGCGCAACCAACAATTACGGCTTCTATTCCAACATCGCCTCCGGTACAGGCCGTTGGAACTTCTATGCGGCCGGTAGTGCTGATAACTACTTTGCTGGTAGTGTGGGGGTTGGTGCTACGCCTTCTGCTTACGGTAAATTTATTGTATCTGATGGAACAGTTATTTTTGCTGTAAATCCTTATGGCGCTAATAATACTTGCTATGTTGGTGCTGGAACAAATAGCAATTTAGCTTTATTGACTAACAATACCGAGCGTATGCGTATTGACTCCAACGGCAACCTAATTCAATCAGCGCCAACAACAGCGCCAACTCTGTCAACTAATGGCACAATGGTGTTTAACCTTACTAGCGATACCAACCTTCGTGTTTCTGTGCGTGGTTCTGATGGCGTGACACGTACTGCAAACATCACCCTCGCCTAACCACAGGAGTATTAAGCATGACCGCAAAAACTTGGAAAATCTCTCAACTGAGCGTTTACCCACAATCTGAAGGCGAAGCAGATGTTGTCTGCTCTGCCGCTTGGAACGTATCTGGCACTGACGGTACTTATTCTGGTAGCCTAAATGGTTCTACAGCTTTTAAGCTGAATCCTAACGAGCCTTTTACGCCAATGGCACAACTTACTGAAGAACAAGTGCTTGGTTGGGTATTTGCATCGCTTGGTGAAGAAGGTAAAGCCACTGCTGAGGCTGATGTAGACGCGCAAATCGCCTACGCCAAAGAGCAAGTTCAATCGGCGCCACTACCTTGGGGTAATTAAGGAAAAATATGAATATCAAACTAGAACTCGAAGACTTTGAAGTTAACGCCATCCTACAAACCTTAGGTCAGTTGCCTACATCTAGTGGTGCGTGGCCGTTGGTACAAAAAATTCAACAACAAAGCGAAGTACAAAAACCAAAAACTGAAGGATAAAAACGACAGGATAGGACAAGACAAACCCCACCTAGGACGCCCGTATGTTTGGTTTTAATGCGTTTGCCGTAACACCTTTCGCGAGCTTACCCTCGCTTTCGTCGTCCATTGAACTATCTGGGGTGTATGGTACAGGCGAGATTAATAGCGTCAAAGCTGGTAACGTCCAGAACGTCATCATTACTGGAGTCTTCGCTACAGGCGAAACAGGAGCACTCCATTTAAGCCTCGATAACACCGTTACCCTAACAGGTATCTCCAGTACAGGTGTAATCAGCAGCACCACAGTCGGTTTGGGTCAAAATGTATACCCCACAGGGGTTGGAGGTACCGGTGGGCAAGGTGTGCTAGGCGTCTCGGGCGAGGGGTTTGTTACTTTGCAAAGCGCTGTTGGTACTGGTTATGCCGGTACACTAGGTATTCAAGGTGATGGCAAACTCCAAATCACCGGTGTTGAGGGTGTTGCTCAGATAGGCACGGTCCGCTTCGAGTTAAATATTAGAGAATACCTCATCGGACAAATCGCTAATGGGTTGGTATCAGACGTATTTATAACCGGTACAGGTAACGTTACGTTGGCGGGGGTAACAGGGGTCGGGGTTACGTCTAAATTATTGGTTTGGGGAGAGCTGGATGAGCCACCTACCGTCACTATCTGGACTCCAGTGGTACACTAACACATTGAATTTAAGGACTAAATTATGGCAAGTACATACTCACCCTATCTGCGCCTAGAACTCATCGGTACTGGCGAACAGACCGGTATATGGGGGGCTACAACAAACACCAATCTTGGCACGCTGGTAGACCAAGCGGTTGCAGGCACAGCGACGATCGACGTGACTATGGGGGATGTAACCCTGACTGCACTTAATGGCGCATCAGATCAGTCGCGCCAAGCTATTTTAAAAATCACGGGTACCCCAGATGCGGCGCGGAATATTATTGCTCCTGAGAGCAGTAAGTGGTACTTAGTCTCGAACGACTGCGGTCAGACGATCACTTTAAAAGGTGCGGCTACGACAGGTTATGCTATCGCGGACGGTGAGACCTTACTGATGTTCTGGAACGGTACTGATTTTGTACCGGGTTCGTCTACGGCTCTTGGCTATACCCCCGTCAATAAAGCTGGCGACACTATGAGTGGCGCTCTATACCTCCCAGCCGCAACACCGACCCTTGCTACACAAGCTGCTACTAAAGCATACGTTGACGCCGCGGTGACGGGTGCGGTGGGTTCTAACTTCGTGCTTAAGACCGGTGACACAATGACGGGGCCGCTTGTACTACCCGGAGCACCTACGCTATCGACACAAGCAGCTACAAAAGGCTATGTTGACGGCGCTATTTCTGGTGCGGGCTACGCTACACAAGCATGGGTGCTAAGTCAGAGTTATGTTACGACTACTACATCATCGCTAAGCAACTACTACACCAAAACCGATTCTGACACCCGATACGTTTCGACTTCTACTCAGAACCTTCAGTATTACCCTCTCAGCACTACGGTAGCTTCAACATACGCCACGAAGGTTGAACTTAGCAGTTACGTCACTTCTTCATATCTCACAACAAACTACTCAACCACGTCGCAGATTAACACGGCCCTTGCTAACTATATGCCCAAGAGTGGGGGCACGTTCAGCGGTAACATTACGTTAGGTTCTGGGGTTTCTCTCACAACTGGCACAGGCGCAATTACGGTTGGTTCCGGTGGTATTCTTAGCACGGCATATAACTTTACATCCGCCACCAGTATATTTTTATCTGGCGGGGTAGTTAACACTGTTATTAACGGGAGCGCCGTTCTTCAAGCCTCGACCACTGGGACATACAACAAGACCGGTGTATATGGTACGATCTCAGATATTAATAAGAAGGAAAACATTACCCCAGCACGCAACTATCTTGCTGATCTGAATCGCGTTAACATCGTGAAATACAGCTTAAAAGAAGAGCAATCTGCCGTACCAACTAAACTTGGCGTGATTGCCCAAGAGCTTGAACAGATATTCCCTGATATGATTGATTTAGGCGAAGACGGTACAAAGAGTGTTAAGACATCCATATTTATTCCTATGCTTATCAAAGCGGTGCAAGAACTAAGTGCCGAGGTCGAAGCGCTTAAGGCAGCAAAATAATGCAACTGTATGAGAACTGGAAAGAGATCGCCCGTCGGAGTTGGAGCCTACGCTTTATTATTCTGGCTGGGGCGCTTTCTGGGTTGGAAGTAATCCTTCCTTTTTTCTCCGATGAAATCCCTAGAAATCTCTTTGCTGTTCTTAGCTTTGTCGCTGTATCTGCTGCTTTCGTGGCACGCCTAGTCGCTCAAAAAGGAATCTGACATGCAAATGACGGACAAGCAGAAACGCATTTCGTCTGCCGTAGCGATTGCTACGGCTTTGGCTATTCCAATGGAAGGGTTGCGGCAGTTTGCGTATTATGACCCACCCGGTGTTTTGACTGTTTGTTATGGGAGTACGACTGATGTTGTTAAAGGAAAGAAATACTCTCTCGCCGAATGTAAACAGCGGCTGGATGACGATATGCTCAATGCCGTCCTTACTGTGGAGCGTTGCGTTCCGGGGTTGCCTGATAATGTGCTGGCTGCCTTTGGGGATGCTGTCTACAATATAGGTCCACGTATCGCTTGCGACAAGCAAAAGAGTACGGCTGCTAGGAAACTCGCCGCGGGCGATATAGAGGGTGCCTGCAACGAGCTGCCTAAATGGAACAAGGCTAATGTCGGTGGGGTGATGATTCCGCTACCCGGACTGACAAAGCGGCGCAATCTTGAGAAGTTAATTTGTCTGGAGGGACAGTGATGCCGGGTTTTCTTTTTACTCCCTTGGCTCGATGGGTCGGTGCGGCTATTATTGTTCTGGTCGTTCTAGGCGGGGTCTACTTCAAGGGGCGGCTCGACGAGCGCGATGTGTGCAACCGATACAAGGCTGAGGTAAAAGCCGCAGCTGCCGTGCAAGCAACCGATTCTGCCAAGAAAGACTCCAAAACCGAAAAGCTCATCAAGGAGACTAAAGATGCGTATAACACTCAGCTTACTAATCTGCGGGCTTATTACGGGTTGCGCCTCGCAGCTAGTGGCAGCACCATGCCCCAAATATCAGGCACCGCCGGAGGAACTGATGACTACTCCCCAGACAATATACCTCCTACCCCCGTCCTTGCTGCTCAATGCGCAGAAGAAACCCTAAAGCTGTATAGGCTTCAAGAATACGAGCGCAGTAAAGAAAAGATTATGGAGTAACCCATGCTGAAGAAATACGTTTTCCGACCGGGCATCAACAAAGAAGGAACCAACTACTCCGCTGAAGGTGGATGGTGGTCGATGGATCATGTCCGCTTCCGGGCGGGGTTCCCTGAAAAGATCGGTGGGTGGGTTAAATATACGACAGAGCCATACCTAGGTATCAACCGCCTGCTGTTTAATTGGGTTGATTTGGATGGTGATGACCTGATGTTTTTGGGTACTAACGTCAAAGCATATATTGAACGTGGGCAAGCCATCGTAGATATCACACCGATCGTGAACTCGATCAGTACACCTACTTCGAATAACTGTATCCAAACGACGGATACATCGACAACAGTGCGAGTTAACTTCACTGCTCATGGCGCAAACGTCGGAGACTATTTCCGAATATCGGGGGTGGTTGGTACTGTGGGTGGTATCCCCGCGGCGGACCTTAACGGTGAGTTTGTTGTTACAGCTGTCCCAAGCGCAAACTACTTTGAGTTCGAAGCGGCCACCGCGGCTAGTAGTTCGACAACTGGTGGTGGTACAGCTATCGTCGTAGAAATCCTGTTACCTGTAGGGCTTGATATCGAGGTCGCAGGTACGGGTTGGGGTGCTGGTGCATGGGGTCGTGGTTCATGGGGGTCTGGCAGTCCAATCGCAGTTCAGACAACACAGAATATCCGGCTATGGTCAGTGGATAACTTCGGTGAAAACCTTATCCTGAATCCACGAGGGTTGGGGCTGTACATCTGGAAACCTAGCAACGGATATGCGGTGACGAATCCTGCGGTCAATATCACTGACGAAGTGGGTGCAAGTGACGTACCGACTGGCTCACTTATTGTCCTAACGACCGATGATCGCCACGTTGTATCCTTTGGGGTGAACCCAATCGGTGAGACGGAGATCGACACACTGCTGATTCGGTGGTGCGACCAAGAAGACTACGCAAACTGGACCCCCTCGGTCACAAACACGGCAGGGGATATGCGTATTCCACTAGGTTCGTACGTCGTTGCTGCAAAGCAGACGCGCCAAGAAATTCTGGTTTGGACTGATACATCTCTGCATTCAATGAAATTTGTCGGTGCGCCATACACGTTTAACCTTGAAACCTTAGCGGATAACTCGTCCATCATTGGTCCTAATGCCGCCATCACGGTGAATAACGTTACCTATTGGATGGGGAAAGATAAGTTCTATGCGTACTCTGGTCGTGTGGAGACACTGCCTTGTTTGCTTCGCCGGTATGTGTTTAGCAATATCAACATGAACCAGTCAGATCAATTTACGGTCGGTGTTAATGAGCAGTTCAATGAGATCACTTGGTTTTATTGTTCTGCCAACTCGAGCTATATCGACCGATATGTGACTTATAACTACTTAGAAAACATTTGGTATTACGGTACGATGAGCCGTACAGCTTGGGTTGACTCGCACACTCGTGGGTATCCGTTTGCTACAGCTGGTGGGTATATCTACCAACAAGAGACTGGTTACGATAATGGGGAAACGAACCCACCAAGTCCCTTATCTGCATACATCGAGTCTTGCCTCTTTGATATAGACGACGGACAAGTATTCAGCTTTGTCCAGCGCTTTATCCCCGATATGTCCTTCCAAAACTCCGAGGTTGCCAATCCGAGTGCTGTAGTAACGTTGACAACACGAAACTTCCCCGGATCGCCTACACTACAAACCAAAGTCAATACGGTGACACAGACGGGTGGGGTTGATCTAGATGAGGTTTATACCCCACAGGTTTGGACGCGACTGCGAGGGCGGCATATGTCTATCCGCATTGACTCCACCGATATTGGAGTGCAGTGGCAAGTAGGCTCATTCCGTTTGGATCTCAGATCTGATGGCCGACGCTGACCTTGACATCCGGTCATATATCTATACAATGAAGTTCTTTACATCAAGGAGCTTTATTATGCCGAAATTTGTCGATCTGACGGGGCGAGAGTTTGGCCGCCTAACAGTACTTAAGCATATCGGGCGTACTACGTCACTAAAACAATTGTGGATTTGCCACTGTGATTGTGGGGGGTTTATACGTGTTGACAGTGGGAGGCTTGTATCAGGCAACACAAGCTCATGCGGATGCTACCTAAAGGAAACCGTTACAAAGCATGGCGGTACTGGCAAAGGGTCTTACAATACTTGGCGAGCCATGATGCGCCGATGTTATAACCCAAAGGATAAAGATTATTATAAATATGGGGAGATGGGGATCACTGTATATCTACCTTGGCATGAATATGCTATATTCAGGGCTGATATGGGGGAGCCTGATGGCGATGAAACATTAGATCGCGTTGACCCTTATGGTAACTATGATCCAACTAACTGTCGCTGGGCGGGGGTGAAAACACAAGCTAGAAATATAAGGATACCAAAACGTAACAAAGTTGGTGTAACCGGAGTATCCACTACAAATGGAAAGTTTATGGCGAAAATAACTGTCGGGAAAAAAGCGTTCTATTCAAAATGCTATCCTACCGTTGAAGAAGCTACGGCAGCGCGAAAAGAACTTGAGCGTATACACTGGGGAGTTGCATAATGGCAGTCGATAAGTCCGTAATCAACCTTAACCCGGTTAAGTCTCCGGCGCTTCCACTCGCGCCACCAACGTATAGCCCCTTACAGCAAGAGCAGTTTTTAAATGCGCTGCGGCTGTATTTTCGAGGGGTTGATAATTGGCTGCAAGTTGTGGCGGGCCCCCAAGGAGGGCGGTTTATCAACATACCGTGCGGCGACTTCTGTTGCACCACCACTCAGACGCAGTCGGTTATCAACACCCCAAAAATGATTGTGCTTGACACCACAAACTATGCGAATGGTATGTATCGTGTGGTTGGGGATGGGATACATGTCGAGTACAGCGGTGTCTACAATGTACAATTCAGTGCGCAAGTAACAAATACACAAACTCAACCCCACGATTTTGATATCTGGATTCGTAAGAATGGGGTTGATGTACCGAATACCGCCAGCGTCGGGTCAATTGTCGGTACGCACGGTGGTCAGCCGGGGTATATGGTTATGGCCGCAAACTTCTTTGTCCCAATGGAGGCTGGGGATTACTTGGAGTTTTGGTGGGCAGCGAATAGTCTTGCCGTGCAGCTTAACTACTTGCCCGCTATAACCACGCCGTTTACGAGTCCCGGGGCCCCGGCGTTTGTTGTTACGCTGAGTTTTGTATCCTCCCTTACCGTCTGATGGTAAGATGTTGAAAAGTTTAGGAGTTCTATATGCGCCACATGGTTGATGCTATCGCTGCCCAAGGTCGAAACGGTGACGACGCGCTTTTGCACGTCAGTAAACAAGAGCTGCGGGATCTAAAAACAATCGGAAATGCTATCGGCATCAAGACTACCATTAATCCCAAGACCGGTATCCATGAAGCTTTTAACTGGGGCAAGATGCTGGCAACTGGTGCTGGTGGCGCAGTAGGTTTCGTCGCTTCTGGTTTTAACCCTCTGGGTGCCGCTGCTGGTGCAGCTCTGGCTTCTGGTGCGTACACGGGCGCAGAAGGCGGCTCGACTCAAGATATGCTGATGAACGCTGCTATCTCTGGTGCGACGGCATATGCTGGTGCTGGTATTGCAAGTGGTCTTGGTGAGGCGGGGCAGGCTGCGGCTCAAGGCGGTACAGAAGCAGTCAGCCAAGGTGCAATACAAGGTGGTACAGAAGCAACAACCGGAGGTCTAAGCAGCCTAGCCGGTCAGGGGGCTCAGCAAAGTGCACAAGTTTCTAACGCATTACTCCCACAAACTGTAGCGGCTGAAGGAGCAACGATCCCCGGTGCATCAACCGCCCCACAAGCTATGACGGGTACAGACATTCTAAAAGGTTTTGATGCGACTTCTGGTAAAGACCTTGTTTCTAACTATGGCATGTCCGCGGCTAAAACAGGTGTGGGTATAGCTGCGCTTGGGTCACTTCCAACTCCCAATAACGATACAACAGAAGCCCCATCAACCGGCATGAACTACAAAGCTGAGACCTATGTAACTCCTGATGGTCAACGCCGTACCCGTGCTGTTCCGATGGCTGGTGGCGGTTTGGCTTCGATGGCTCAAGGGGCGCATGTTGGTGATACGGGTCTAGCTTCGATGGCGCAAGGTCGTTACTTACAAGGCCCGGGCGATGGGATGAGTGATAGTATTCCTGCCTCTATTGACGGTAAGCAGGAAGCACGGTTGGCTACAGGTGAGTTTGTGGTCCCGGCGGATGTGGTTTCCCACCTTGGTAATGGCGACTCTACTGCCGGTGCGAAGCAGTTGCATAGTATGATGGACCGCGCTCGGATGACCCGTACAGGTACTAAACAGCAAGGTAAGCAGATTAACCCCCGTAAAGTTATGCCCGCCTAATGAAGATCCAATACGTTCCATTAGAGTTCGTTAACCAAACATGGCCTCTTGTTGGGGCTTTTGTTGCTTCTGCGTTAGAATATGCCCAAGGTGACTATTCGCTGGATCAAGCTAAAGTACGTTTAGCGGACGGACGCTGGACATTGTGTGTGGCAACAGATGACACGGGGGCTATTAAAGGTGCTGCGTGTATAGAGTTTTACAATCGACCGAACGATCGGGTCGCGTTTATTATCGCCCTTGGTGGGCATCACATTCTCAATGCGCATTGCTTTGAGCAGTTGAAAGACTTTGCGAGGTCGAGAGGTGCTACCGTTATTGAAGGTGCGACGAGAGAAAGTGTGGCAAAGCTTTGGGGCCGTTGTGGTGCCGAAGAAAAATATCGAATTGTCGGAGTAAAACTATGAGTTTCTTATTTGGTGGTACACCCTTTGATGGGTATGATCGTGGCGGTCGTCGCTCCCTTAACGTTGGCGATGGTGGCGGTGGTGGCGGTAATACAACAACGACAACTACCAATATTCCAGATTGGCTTAAAGATCCAGCGCAGCGCCTTGTCGCTCGTGGCGAAGAAATTAGTAAGCAACCGTACCAGCCCTATACTGGCGAGCGTACAGCGGACTTCTCTCCTACTCAGCAAGCCGCCTTCCAACAAGTTTATGGGATGCAGACCCCGGGTGAATTTGGTGCAGCGGCTCAGGGAGTCAGTACGGGTTACGGCGCAGCGGCTCAGGCGGCAGGTCTTGGAAATCAGTATGCGGGATTTGGGGCGGAACGGGCTAACACTTTTGGGGTTGGCGACTTTACTGCGGCTAATCAAGGCGTAAACATATCGTATGAAGATGCGGCTCGAGCTGCACAACGGGCCGGAAGTTTTGGTGTTGGTACTTTCGATGCCGCAAACCAAGGTGTCGGTATGTCTCAGCAGGCGGCTGTTCTCGGCGCACTGCGAGCTAATGAGTATGACTCAGGCCAGTTCGGTACAGCTCAAGCCCAACAATACATGTCGCCGTACCAACAAGCGGTTACAGATATTGCAAAACGTGAGGCGGCGGTTGAAGCGCAACAGGCAAACCGGATGCTGGCTGCCAATGCAGCGAAGGCTGGCGCTTTTGGTGGTTCGCGCTTTGGGTTAGAGCAGGCGCAGGTTTATAAGTCCGGGCTTCAGAATCTGTCTGACATTCAGACCAAAGGCCTACAATCCGCTTACGAGAATGCCCAACAACAATTTGAGCGTGACCGTGCTGCACGTCTGGCTGGTGAGAATCTGGCCCTTCAAGGTACTGGGATGGCCGCACAATACGGTCTGGCTGGTGCTCAAACTCTGGCCCAACAGCAGCAAGCGCGTGAAGCTCAACGGATGCAAGCTGAACAACTGGCAGCTAGTACCTCCCAAGAACAGGCGCGTCTGGCGATGCAGGGTGCTCAAACCCTCTCACAACAAGAACAAGCTCGTGAAGCTCAGCGTATGCAAGCGGAACAACTGGCTCTCCAAGGTAATCAGTTGGCAGCTCAAATGGCGCTTCAAGGGGGGCAGCTTCAGTCAAATGCAGCATTGCAAGGTGCGGGTCTACTTACTCAACTTGGTACATCACGTCAAGCAGCTGATCTTCAACGGATTCAAGCACTTAGCACTGTTGGTGCGCAGCAGCAAACTCAAGAACAACAGCGTCTGGATCAGGCTTATGCTGACTTTGTTAACCAACGTGACTTTGAGCGTCAACAAGTACAATTCGCTATGGGTCTGGTTCGTGGTACGCCATACGGCACTCAGTCGGAAGTCACAGCTCCAACGCCTAGTACAGCATCGCAGGTCGCTGGTCTGGGTCTGACAGGTCTGGGTCTGGCTAAAGCTCTAGGTTAAGGATAGATTATGAATCTGATAACCCGTAAAGAGGCAAAAGTATCTGGGATGATACGATATTTTACGGGAAAGGTGTGTCGTAATAATCATATCGCGGAGCGATATGTAAATAGTGGGCATTGTGTGCAATGTGTAGCTCAACAACGCCAAGAGTGGCAGAAAGCGCACCCAGAAAAAACACGTCTGTCATGGCAAAAATACCAAACCACCAACTCAGAAAAGTGCCGAGCCGCGTCTCTACGCGCATACTATAAAAATCCGGAATGCAATCGCTTATGGCGAAAGCAAAATCCTGATAAGGTAAAACAGATCCAAAAACAGTGGCGGCAAAACAATCCTGCTAAAATGGCTGCGACAGCAAATCGTCGTCGAGCGAGTAAAATCCAACGTACACCCTTGTGGGCTGATAAAGAACGTACGCAATCTTATTATGATGTATGCGCGTTCTTTAATGAAGTTAATGGCTACACAAAATATCACGTAGACCACGTCATCCCACTAAAAGGAAAGCAGGTCTCCGGACTGCACGTCCATAACAATCTGCAAGTCATACTTGCTACAGAAAATCTCCGTAAAGGAAACCGTGTATGAACTTAGTTCGCATATCTGAATTACTGAAGAACGCACCGGACCAAGCCCTTGTCCAAGAGCTAAATAACCCGTCAGGTAGCGCCCCATCGTACATGATCCTGTCTGAGCTGGAGCGCCGTAAGAAGACCCGTGATGCTTATCGGCGAAAACAGGGTGCACCCCAATCAAGCGTCTCTGAGGATGCGCAACAAGAGATGGCCGCACGTATGGCGCCCCAGATGGGTATTGGCTCGATGCCACAGGCTGAGCAGTATTCAGAAACAACCCCACAAGGTTACGCAGGTGGTGGTGAAGTACGGGGTTATGCGACAGGTGACTATGTAGGTGACTACGAGGATGATCTACCGTGGGAAGAACGGATGCGCATGTGGCGTGAAATGACGGGGTTTGGTCGTATGGCACCTCCACCAAAAGCTCCGGCTGCCCCTCAACAAGCCGCTGTCGCACAACCTCCCGCCGCTCCAGCCGCCACACCAAACCCTAATGCTAATACCGCTCGCAACCCGGTTGCCGCTGCCGCTACGGCACCTACTCCAAAAGCCAGTGCTAATGTCGTGGCCGCTGAGACAGGGATCGCTGCTAGTGATGTCATGGCTCGTTACCGTGATCTTGGCGCCCAACAAAAAGCTGCTTATGAGAAGCAAGCTGAGATGTACAAGACCCAAGCAGATGAGCTTAAGAAGTCTAAGGATACAGATATTGGTTTCGCTCTGATGCAAGCTGGTCTGGGTATCGCTGGTGGTCGTTCGTCTAATGCACTAGAAAACATCGGTCAAGGCGCTCAACCAGCAATGCAAGCGTATATCGGTATGGATCGTGCCCGTCGTGAACAGCTACAAAAACTGGCTCTGGGGGAAGGTCAGCTGGGTATTGCCTCGTTGGAAGCTCAGATGAAGCCGCTGGAACAAGAAGCCAGCTACGGTCAAGGCGAACGCAAACTCAATATCATGCAACAAGAAGTCGCTGATAAGGGTGCATATCAACGTGGAATCCTTGCTCGATCGGGTGCTGCCGCTGGTATGAAGATGGACCCACGCGTTGCTGCTCAAGCTAAAGCGATTGAAGACGAAATCAATGACACAATTAAACTAAGCGAAGGCCTGTACGGTAAAGATAAGCAAGCTGCAATGGCTCGCATTAACACCCTCCGTCAGCAAAAGAACGCTTTGTTTGGTCTATCTGGCGCTGATACGGGTGGCGGTATTCCAGCTGGTGTACGTGATTACTCTGAATTTAAGCGGTAGTAGTCTGGTACAATTGGCTCCATAAACAACTGGAGTGGCGTATGCCTATTGTCAATATTCCCGGCGCGGGGTTAGTTCGATTTCCTGATGACATGTCCGATGCGGACATTGGGGTTGCGATTCGGCAAGACGTTCTTCCGACAGTACAGAAGTCAGGGTTCGGTGCGGGGGTTAGCGGGGGTATTGAGAGCCTTAAGGGTGCCGCCCTCGCTGCGAAGTATGGTCTAACTGGTTCAGAGGCCGACCGCCAAGCTGTTCTCGAATCCCAAGCCAAGGCTGCTGAGAAATATCAGGGTGTTGGCTATGAGGATGTAGCTGAAGCATTCAAAGAACGCGGCATTATGGCTGGTTTGGGCCGTACGTGGGAAGCAGCAAAAGGCACCTTGGGTCAATCCCTTCCGTTCATGGCGGCTCCGGTTGCTGGTGCGGCATTGGCTCCTGCGGCTATCCCCGCTGGTATCGCTGGTCTGAGCGCTGGGGCTATTGGTTTTGCGGCTCCGTCGATCGCACAGTACACCGGTACAGGTCTGGCTCGCCAAGTAGAAGAACAGGAAGCTGCTCTCAAGCGCGGGGAAACCCCACAAGAACTTTCTGTTGGTAAGGCTGCGCTGGCTTCGATCCCTGCCACAGTTCTTGATCGCTTCGCCCTCGGTAAAACATTTAAGGGTACAGGTCTTGGCCGTCTGTTTGGGGAAGAGGGTAAGGACGCAGCTGAAACTATTGCTAAAAAGATCGTTGACACAGGGGCTGACCCCTCGAAGTTCAAGTCGATTCTCGCTGGTGGTGCTCGTGGTATCGCTGCTGAGATCCCAAATGAAGTGGGCCAACAGATTCTAGAGCGTGCCCAAGCTGGGTTGAGCCTGACAGACGATCAGGCTATCCGTGAGTACAAAGAAGCCGCATTTGGCGCTACGCTTCTGGGTGGTCCGTTGGGTGGTGCTAGTGGTATGGGCTTGCGTGGTGCTGGTATGCGTACCGCCGCTGAGTGGGAGCAACGTGCTGTTGATGAGACCGCTGCCTACACAAAGAAGGAAGCCGAACGCCTTAAGGCAATGGAGACTACCAAGACTTCGATTTTGGATGGTATCCGTGCGGCTAATGAACGTGAAGCTGCCCGTGTTGGCTGGCAAGGTGATATTCAAGAAGTTGGCAGTGCGGCTTTAGATCGCTCATTGCAGTTGTTCGATACGCCGGAAGGCATCGACACTATTCTTGGTGGTATGAACGAGTATTTCCCGGGCACCCCTGCCGCAGAGCTTAAAAAGATCGGTATTCAGCTGCGTACATATAAGAACCGATTGACGACCCAGATCAAAGAAGATGCTAGGAAGGCAGGTGAAAGTGCCTTCACACAACAAACTCCTGACTTGTTTGGCGAGTACCGTGTCGATTCTACATTGGCACCGGCAGCTGTTGAGCAGCCTGCACCTGCATTTGAGTTGGGGCAGCAGATGCCTATTCCGGTACAGGGTGAGCTAGAGCTTACAACGCCTGAGAACGTCATTACCCCAGACTACCTGAAGCGTTATGGCGTCCGGTCGAATACCGCTGTATTTAAGTCACTGAGTGGGTTGGATCTGGGGCGGGCAGAAGATGTCGCTAAAGCCCGTCAGGTAATTGAAGATGCACTGACAAGTGAGAAGCTGTCCACAAAGACGCAAGCGACGCTCGACACACTGGCTCGGAAAGAAAGCCGCCTGCAAGATCAAGGCGAGTTGTTCAATACCGCTGAGCTAGAAAAACTTCAGATTGACCGCGATAAGGCACTGGCGGATGAAGCCCGAAGCCGCCGCAACGAAGGGCTTATTAACCTACTTGCTGATTTGGAGAGAGAAAATGCCGCAAACGAAGCCGCAGTCCAAGCCGAGCAACACCCTGACCTTGGAGCGGGAGTCACAGAAGACATCACCCAAGTCCCCTTCACAGGACAGCTCGCCCCTGCCCAAGCCCCAGTCATCGAAGCAGCCCCAAGTCCCAGTGTACCTAGTGAGGTACGACCTGAAGATACCGCCGGAGGACTTGAGCCTAGCGTGGGCGTGGATGGCGAACCAAGTGGAGTCAGTGCCCCAGCCGATACAGGAGTTGGTGGAGAACCACTTCGAGCTGTTGGAGAACCTGTTGAACGACCAGTGGAAGCTCCAGAAACGGTTGGGGGTCCAGTAGACCAAACCGGTATTAACCATATCCTTGCTGGGTTGCGTAAGGAGGGGTTGACCCGCGAAGAAGCTCGTCAACAGGTAGCCGAAGCTACCCCTGAGGATCTTGCAGTGATGCAGCGTCTGTATGCCCCAGTACAAGCCGCCACCAAAACAACCGCGGAACAGGAGTCAGAGATTGCAGAGGCCGCCCAGACTGAAGGTGAGTTTGGGGATATCAGTGCGCGTAATGTTCAAGCAGCGGCTCAGACTGAGGGGGTGCCCTTAGAGGAAGCCAAGCAGATCGTAGCCCGATTGATGCGTGGTTGGAACCGCGACGTTATCGTTCGTGTGGTGAACCGAAACAACCTACCAGAAGGATTCCAGCAACGGCTGTTGAACCAAGGACTTCTCGGGGCCAAAGGATTTATTGACGAGAACGGTGCAGTATGGATCATCGCTAACAACAATACGGACGCTGCTGACATCACGGCGACAATGTTCCACGAAACGTTGGGGCACTTGGGCCTGCGGCTGAAGTTCGGGCAAGAGCTTAGCGGGATGATGAACCAGTTCTACAACACCAATGCGGAACTGAAGCGTCTAGCGAACCAGTGGTTGAATGTCCATCGGGGTGAGTACAGTGCAGATCTGACTCCGGCAGAGCAACAAGCGAAAGCGGTTGAAGAAGTTCTAGCTGAGCGTGCGGAAGCAGGGCGGCTGCCAGCTTCAGTGATGGATAAAATTAAAGCACTTATTAATAAGTGGGCACGTAAAGCCGGTATCAAAGTCTCCTTCTCCGACGCCGAAATCAGAGCCATACTGGATCAAGCTCAGCAGGAAGTGGTACAGAAAACTGGTGCCGCTAAGACAGCCCCGGCAGAACTCGCGCCTCGGGTCGCAGCTACTACTCCAGAAGAACTGTTTACACAAGCTGGTGGGTTTGCTCCTACACCTGCGATCGACCGTGCCAAGAGCAAAATCCAAAACACCATTGACTCGTTCTCGTCGATGGAAAAGATTGTCGATAAGATCAACGATACCCGTACTCAGATCTTCTCTGCTGACACCAAGTTTAATGCCCGTCTACGCAAGGCGCTTCAAGATGCGGGTCTGGACTGGAAAGAGCTGATGCTGACGGCTAGTTCTTCACAAGCATTGCATCGCGGTGGTCTGGCTGAGCGTTTCCTTGAATGGGGTACCCTGACGTATAACGACGCTGATAACCGCTGGGACAGTAAGAAGGATGATGTCAACATCATCACGATGGGTACGAAGATCCGCGAGATGGCTGATGCGATGGGTAAAGATCCCGTCACAGTTAAAGGTTGGGTCGGTGAAGCATGGGTAGCGAAACGCCTACAAAACATCCAACAGGAAATCGCTGCGCTTGAGAAAGAGATCGACGCGTTCAGTGCGCCGAAAACGAAAGGCGCTCGCCAGTATCAATCTAGCCGGACAGAGAAGCTCGAGCTGTTGCAGCGCGTAGCCGAATTGCGCACACCGGAGCAATTAGCAAGTGGGTTAGCGTTGTATGATGCGTTAGGTGCCGACAATATGAAGGCGCTGGATACCATGAAGAACACCATGCGGAAGCGGGTGCTCGATATGATGGTTGATACAGGCGTGATGACAAAAGACATGGCTGAGACGTTCCTTGAGAACGCCGAGTGGGTGCCGTTCTACCGTGTCACGAATGAAGATGAAACCATCGGTGGTCCGGCTGTACTAAGCAAGGGTCTGTCTGAGCAGATGAAGGAAAAGAAGCTCAAAGGCGCTACCGGTGTGGACGACAAGAAGCAAGTCTCAGGTGTGGATAACCTCGTCAAGTGGCTTGATTGGAGTGTGCGTCGCGCTGTCTCAAACAAACAGAAACAAGTTATGGTGGATCTGTTTAAGTCGCATGTGGCTAACGAGGTCCATGAAGGTAAGGGCGAGACAGGCTACACCATCTCAGTTATGGAAGATGGGCAAGAGAAGTTCTACCACTTCGATGACCCGATGATTGCTCAGGCTTTCACCGGTATGCTGCCTGTCATGGTGCCGGGTATGAAGGGGTGGCGTGCTGCTACTGAAGGTCTGCGTAAGGCCATTACGCGCTTCCCGTTGTTTCCGGTTGCCCAGATCGTGCAAGATACCTACGATGCCATGTTTACATCGGGGCTGAAGCATCCGACCAAGGTTCTGACTGGGGTACTGAAGGAGATCTTCCGGACTTATAAAGGCACGAGTACCGCTCGTGAGACCTTACTGGGTCGTGGCATCCTATCGCGTGACTACTCTGCTGCTGCCGAACAAGAAGCTGCCGAAGTGCTGGCTGGCTTGAAGGATCAGAACTGGTTCCAACGCCTGAACTTTAATCTCGAAAAATTCTCATCGACCGCGGATCATATTGTGCGGCAGGCTGTCTATAACCAAGCTAAGGCAGAAGGGTTGTCAGAACGTGAGGCGGTTGAAAAGGCGACCGAGATCATTAACTTCCGTCGTCAGGGCGCAGCTACTTGGGTTAACTGGATGCGGACAATGGTGCCGTTCTTCGGTGCATATCTCCAAGTTCAGAACGTCGCATTAAAGACACTCTCAGGTGAAGGTATCTCCCCAACCGAACGTAAAGCGGCATTGGCTACGCTGGCTATGACTGCTGCAAAGGTGGGGCTGTTCGGTATGCTCTACTCAATGGCGATGGGTGACGATGACGAGTACAAAGAGATGGATCGCCGCACACGTGACCGCATGATCCTGATCCCGGGTACTTCAGTAGGGATCGCGATTCGACCTAATGTGTTCGCTACACCAAAGATCTTCGCAGAACATGCCTACGGCTACCTGACTGATAATGGTACTACGGATGGTACTAAGATTCGCGCTGCGGCTAAGGCTGCTCTGGTTGATTCGGTACTTCCGTCCTCCTACGCGGTTCCGCAGTTGGTTCGTCCGGCTCTGGAAGTTGCGATGGACCACAATATTTTCTTGGATCGCCCGATCGTAGGCAACCTGAAGAACCTCGAGAAGTACGAGCAGTTCACCTCATCGACATCGGAACTGGCTAAGCTGCTGGGGGCGTCTCCATTAAGTCCTTGGAGTCCGGTACAGTGGGATCATTTGATTCGGGGGTATACAAGCTCGGTGGGGTCGGTGCTGACTCTGGCGACTAATGATGCTATTGCTGCCGCGGCTGGCCGTCCTCGCCCTGATAAGAGCTGGCAAGATACCATTAACGCAATTCCTAACATGGGCAACTTTGTGGTTAAGGAATTCGGTACTGGTGATAAGACGGACTTCTATGAATTGGCTGGTGAAGTTGCTAAGGTCAACAACACTGTGAATCGACTGGAAGCACAGGGTCGGGGTGAGGAAATCGAAGGGTATCTCACAGAAGAAAAGCAACAGCTGTTGGCACTTAAGAAACCTGTTGCTAATATTCAGAAGCAACTGGCTGCAATCCGTAAACAGAAAAATGCAGTGCTACAGAGTACTGAGATGTCTGCTGCGGAAAAGGCTGATGCGATGCGGGAGTTAAATAAGGCAGAGCAGGATGTTGTGAAGGGTCGGACCGCGGAGTTACGACGCGCTGCTGGGTTCTAACTAGCGTAAGTCTTACGACGGACCCGTTCGCGGGTCTCGTGGTCCTCTTTACACCAATCATCACAATACTTCTTATTATTCAATAATTTCTCGTTACAGTTGAGGCATACACCACCCTCTAAGTCACTGGTTTTTCGAGCTTTTTCGATTGCGCGTTGAAGTAGGTCTTCTTGGAACTGTTCTGCCATTTCTAAATGTCGTTCGTCGATGATAATTCTCCTTAACGTACTCGTGCGAATTCGCCGTGGTACTTATTGCGTGCTTCGATAGATACAAGTTCCGCTAACTCTAGGTCGTCAAAAACTCCCAGATGAATTTGACGGTAGTTAACCCATATTTTAACTCGAAATCTGTTACCTAGTTTAGTAACCCCTTTTATCCCAGTCGTGTTTTTAATATGCACTTTCTGGTTGTGCGCATTATTTTGTGGTGTACACGGGCGAAGGTTCTCTATTCGGTTGTTGCGTTTGTCCCCATCAATGTGGTCAAGATATTTTGGTGCCTGACCGTTGTGCATAATATATACAAGACGATGAGTTAACCATTGTTTCCCAATCACACCGATCACTTCATATTGTCTGCGTAATGTTCCAGCACGCTTTCCAGCAAACTTCGTATTCCAAATATTTCGTGCTCGAACATCAGGAAAGTGTGTTAGTGGACGTAACTTCCAATACAAAACACCATCACGATATTCCAAGGCTTCTTGTAAAAACTTTTGTGTTGGTTCGTCCATACTATGCTTCCAAAAAGGTGGCCCCGACTATTCGAGTAGGCGGGGCCAAAAGACACACCAAGGGAGAGGGTGTATCCGATGTCGATGT